CACGAATCCAAATAGCCCAATTCTGGTTCGCTAGCTCGCCTGATCCACCAGTATGAATGAACGTGTTTTCGTACACCTCCCAATGACGCACACCTACTGGTGAGGTTGCCCATCCATGCGAGTTAAACGATGAAAATGTCGCCGTGTTGTACCGATAAACGCACCGCGTTGAGTCGTCGCAGTCAATACCTTGATTCGTCCCGCCGTTAAAGGTATTGGTTTCGATGTAGTGATTCAGTTTCCCGTTTGTATCCGCTGTTCCCATTGTGGACGCTGTAGACCATGAATTATCAGCATCCTCGGAATCCTTTGGCTGAATAAACGAATCATCAGCGTCGCCAGTAAAAGCATTGCTGGCAATGATCACCCCGCCAGCCACAGCCAACAGGAATAAGCCACTATTGCTGATAGTAAAGGCGTTATCGTTGAAGATCACAGGTTCAGCAGAAGTCCACGATCCTCCGATCTCAAAGCCCTTACTTTCGTTACCGCCGCCTGACTTGGAAAACGAGAAATTACTTATCCTGGTCACGCCGGCAGCTTGCTTCGTAATCGTGTTTCCGGAAATGGTGATGGTGGTCTTTCCTACGCCAGCACCTTTCAGATGCACGGCTTTAGCAATCGACATCCCCGACCATGTGCAAGACCCCGACGGTACGTTGATCGTATCCCCAGCAGATGCAGCAGTTATACAATCATTAACGTCGGTCGATGAACAACTCGCCGCCGTGCGCGTCGGACTCGACCCCGAGCACGCCGCGAGCGCCGGCCCCGCGATCAGGGCCAGCGCGAGCAGGAGGAGGCGCAGGGGCATTAGGCGTGCGTCACGTCGAACCAGCCGCCCGACGGACAGTTGATCGTCAGCGTATTCGTGTTCGTCGTCGCCGGCACAGTCGAGCCAGAATTGCCCTCAAAGTAGCCGATCAGGATGTTCGTCTTGCCCTCCACCGTGCCCTTCAGGTACATCACGGCGTACTTCCAGGCGGGCAAATCCGCGCTCCCCGCAGTCCACTGAATGCCGCCCGTGGCATCCGACGACACCTTGTAACCGGCCGTGATTTCGGTCAGCGTCACCGCTGACAGCGTCTTGCCGCCCGCCGTGTAGCCGGTGTTCGTGGTGCCGAGCTCGCTCGCGGAAACGTCCGCCCACTCGTCGTGCGTGTCAACGTTGGGCGAGTAAGTCGAACCGACCAACGCCAGCATCGGCGTGACGCTTGCACTCGTCATGTCGCCTTCGCCCATCAGCGCCAGCGCAGCAGTGTCGTAAAACGTGAAGGTTCCAGCGGCCATAATTTAGCTCCTAGTGCAAACCGACGGCTCGTCCGTCTTGGTCGCGTTCGATGTTGCGTACAGTACCCCCGACATCCACCCCGATTGCCTTGCCATCCGGCCCGCGCACGATGCGCCTGGGCGCCTTGGCGTGGTCCCGCATCTCCTGCACCATCTCGACAATCGCCGCGATGGAATCCTTCGCCTTGACCGCTTCGCCCTTGGCGGCTTCCTCGGTCTTGGACTCGTAACTAGCCTCCGCTGCCTGCACGTCAGCCTGCGCCTTGATCCGCGCCTTCTCGAGCTCCACCTGCACCTGCAACTCGGCCTTGAACCGCTCGAGCTCCATCTGCCGGTCGATCTTGTACTTCTCGATTTCGAGCGCGCGCTGATCGTTCGTCTGCTGCAGCGCAAATTCGCCCTTCATCTTTTCCATGTCCACTTGCAGCTTCTGCTGCGCCTCGGCGCCCTTGGCCTGGAACTCCATCTGCCGCGACTGCATGTCCGTCTGCGCCTTGATCTCCGCGACCTGGACGGCCGGATCTTTGGGCGGCGGCGGCACCTTCGGCTGCCCCGTCTGCGGGTCTTTCTGCACTTCCTGCGAGAACCGGCGAGGATTGCGATAGCCGGCAGCCTTGCACAGGTCGTCAAACCAGTTCAGGAACTCTTCCGGCCCGACCACGCCCAATTGCTGCCCCTGCTGCATTACCTGCCCTATCATCATGAGCTTCTGCATCTGCACCTCGGGCGATCCGGTGCCCAAGCCGACGCTGATGGAGAAGTCGGTGCGCTTCGCCCACGAACGCGGGTCAATCGGCGTCCATTGGCCCTTCAACTTGATCTGAATGGGCCGCGTAGAATGTTTGGACATCAACGTATGTACGATGATGAACAGGTCGCGGAAGCCGCTGGCAAGCGTGCGCGCGATCAGTTCGATGCGCTGATTAGCGGCGCTCTGGATTTGCTGAATGCCCGTTGCGGTTTTGTTGAGCGTATTGGCGTCCAGGCCAGCGGAGTAGCGCGTAACGCCCGTGCGCCCTTCCTTGACCGACTCCATGTACTCCATAGCTGACAGAATCGACGGTCCCGCGTCCGCAGACTGCACAGGGAAGATGGCCGACGCCGGATCGCCCTCGGTACGGATCACGCCACCGGGGCGATTTACCAGCAGATCGTCGACGTTGACGCGATTTATGTCCGCCGCAACACGACCGCTGTTCTGCAGATAGACGCCATCGAGGAATTGGCGCATCAGCACCGACTTGATAACCATCAGGTCGGACACAAGGTCCGCCATGCTGGTGCCTTGGTGCGAGTGCGGATAGACCAAAGGCGAGAACGCCGCAATCGGGATTACGTCCGCCTCTTCCTTGAGGATCGGCTCACGCATCCCGTCGATGATGACCACGCGCCATAACTGCGGCACGCCCTCGTTGCGCATGTCCATCCTCAGGAACGTGTCCTTGCACAGCACCGTGCGCCGCGTTACGTCCCCCGTCTCGTCGTCCTCGCTATAGGACGTATAGAACCGCTCGCGCGTCTCCCGCTCCTCGGACAACTCGGTGTATTCCTGCGCGTCGTCGGGCACCTTGAAGCCCTCGGCACGCAATTGACCGATGGTTACGCGCCTGCGCCACTGCACGAAATCGGCCTTCTCGAGGCTCGTCCACCGATGCCGGCGCGAGACAAGCACCTCCTCGGGCGGGATGGACTCGATGGCTGTAAATTCGTCCTTGTACTGCCGCTCGATCTTGACATCGTGCAGCATCGGCGGCGGCATGGGCATCCCATCCGGCCCTACTTGCTGCGGCATCGCTGCGGCCATCGGATCGGGATACTCGGAATGCTCCACGATCCGCACTTCCGGATCTTGCGCGAGCATCGCCATTTCCTCGTCGGCCAGCCCGGTGTAGACCTCGGTGCGGATGTCCTGGTTGTTCGTCGGGTAAGCGAGGATGTAGCCGTTCTTCAACAACAACGCATCGGTCAGCGTGCTAATGACGTGCGAGAACACGTCATTCTTCTCGCGGATCATCCAGTTGACTGCTTGCGTCTCGACCTCGGCGGCCTTCTCGTCCTCGGGGCCGACTGCATCGAACTTGCCAATCTCCTCGCCGCCCAGGTAGACGCGGGCAAGCTGCGGGACGATCCACTGCACCGTGTCCATCAGGTCGCGGGAGACGACGCTCGAGCGCCCTTCGACGGGCGCGAGCACGCCGGTTGCCTCGCCACGGTAGAGCTCGAGCGCCTCTGCGCGCTGCTGCGCGAGCTCGCCGTCCTGCGCGTCGATGGCAACGCGCTCCTCGGCCTCGATAGCGGCTACCAGTTCCTCGTCGGTCAATCTCATACGATTCCTTGCGTCTGGTAGTCGATCTTGCCCCACCGCTGCTCCTGCGGCACCTTGCGCAAGCCAATGGCAAGGTAGCGGAAGGCGTCAGCAGAGTGCGATGTCCAATCGTGCAGCGGCCGATCCTTGAACGCGCGCACCTTCTCGTCGTACTCGCGGCGATATTGGCGCAGCGCCTCGAGCCCTTGCGCGCACTTGTCTACCGCGAACACGCTACGCGGGATCAGCAACCGCGCTTGCTGGATGCCCTCCTCCACCGTGAGCTTTGGCACGACGCGGGTACGGCGCACACCCATCTCGGCCAGCACCTCGCGCACCGACTTGCCGGTGCCGAGCTCGGACTTGTCCGCATCGTGCGGGAGCAGGTGCTCGGCATAGTTGTAGTCCCTGTCTTTCAGGACGCGAACGTAGTGATCGATGCCGACGCCGGAATTCTCGTACCAATCGATGATTCGCACTTCACGGCCGATGGTCTGCGCAAACCATATCGACGTGCTGTCGCCTATCCCTAAGTCCCAGGCCGTATAGACCTCGGCGCTGGGATCGTAGGGCACGCGCGTGATGCGCCCATCCTCCTCGGCGCGGCGCATTTCCTTGCCGTAGTAGGCGCCCTGGATAGCCGCCTCAAAGCTGCACTCGAACTCCTGCGCGTACTGATCCTCGGACATCGCCTTGCGGGCGGCCTCGAGCTCGTCGGCAGGGATCAGGCCGGTTGCGCTGGCCTTCAGGTTGAGCGCCAGCCACTCGGCGTCGCGCTGCGCTGCGTCATAGACGCGCCAGAATTCGTTCTTGCCGCGCGGCGTGCCGATGAACACCGCCCATCCCTTGCGGTCGGACAGCAGCGGGCGGATGACCTCGCCCCATACGGACGGGCGCATGTCCGCGTACTCGTCCAGGATCACCCCGTCGAGGTAGATCCCACGCAGGCGATCTGGATTGTCCGCACCGTAGAGGCGGATGCGCGCCCCGTTGGGCAGGTCTACCCTAAGTTCCGTCTCGTTGAACGTCGCGCCGGGAACCACGCCGGCATACCGCTGGATGTAGAGCCACGCTACGTCCTTGGACTGCGACAGCAGCGGTGCGATGTAAGCGAAGCGGGCGTCCTGCTTCTGCGTCGATAGGGCGGCGCGCAGCAAGTCATTGACGCAAGCTACGGTCTTACCGGCACGGCGATGGGCGACGATGACCGCCCAGCGTTGCGACCGGGCGTGGAAGGGCTTGAAGACCTGCCTGGGCGCGTAGGGGATTACGGTTCGTCGGACTTCCACACGAACTCATGCCGGATCGGGCCGCCGTCCTCATCCCCGGCCATAGTCATGTCCTGGCGTGGCTTCCCGTCCTCGCGCTGGGCAATTTCCTGCCATGCCTCGCGGTCGCCCTCGAGCGCGCGTTGCACGACGGAATCCGCGATCTTGAGCAGGGTTGTGCGGTAATCGCCTT